CTTCTTTCAGCGCCGCAATCGCGCTGGCCGCCGTCACGCCGCTCGGCACGCCGCCGTTGTTCACGTCGGTATTCCCGGTAATGAACTTGATCTCGTCGATCTTCTGCTGCAGCATGTTCTGCACGCCGCTGCCCATGGGCTGCACTTCCACGGCCCGCAGCGCGTCCTGCCCCAGCCCTCCGCTGGTATGGATCAGCGGCTTGGAGAAGTCCATGAACTCCTCTTCGTTGATGGATCCGTCCTTCCGCGTGAAGTACCGCGGCGTCGCCCGCATGACCGCGTTGGTCGTCATCGCCTGGCTCAGCACGTCGATGCTCGTCTGCTCGTCCTTCGCGATGTCGATGTATCCGTATCCCGCCGGGCTGCCCTCCACCGGGTACAGCGCGTCCAGCACAAACGGATACAGCCCGTCCTCGTACCAGCCTTCGTTCGGGTTCTGCTCTTCGCTGCTCTCCAGGCATACCTGGTTCACATACTTGCAGTAGTGCACCAGCGTCCGGCCGTTCTCGTCCGTCTTCTTGTAGTACCAGTCAATCACGGCCGCTTTGTTGCCGATGTTGGTGGAATCGTCCGTCTTGTACTGCTCCACCGGGATCTGCCCGGTCGTCAGCTGGCCCTCCAGCTGCGGGTATTTGGCAATCAGCTGGTCCTTGTCCTCGTAGGCGATGTAGAAAACATTACGGCTGTCCTGGATGTCGTTGGTCCCCGGCTCCCAGTACAGGTTCAGTATGTTCACCTTTTTGATGTCGATGTCGCCCAGCCCGTTCAGCTTCTTCGGATTCCAGAACACGCCGTATACGCCCGTGCCCTCAATCAGCAGCTGCCACAGCAGGTCGCTGTACACTTCTTCGAAGTCGTTGATCTCCATCACCACCGGGGTGACCTCGCTCAGCATCTTTGCCATCGGTTTGTCGTTCTCTTCCCGCGGCAGGAATACCGGCTCGGGATAGTTGTCCATCATGTCCGCGTGCTTGCCGACAATGCAGTTCCACAGCCATCCGGTGTTGCTCTTGCTCGGGTTCGATCCCTTTGTCCCTCGGTTTGCTTCGATCTGCTCCCAGTTCTTCAGCTTCCACCACTGCTGCGCCGCCTTCACCCGCTTGTTCACGCTGGCTTTTTTATTCATGTAATCCAGCAGCGTCACGGTGGCGTCGTTCAGCCGTGTCGGGCTCATCAGCCGCCCTTCCTCGTTCATTCGCTTCCGCATGCTGTCAGTCACGCCCGCCGCGTCCATTACGCTGCGGATGCCCATTACCTGGCCCATGCGGTAGGCGTCCTGCTCGCCGGTCGTCTCCTGCTGGGTCATCCTCTCCAGCACGGTTTCGTCCTCCGCCGCCGCCGGCGTCATTGGCTGCGCCTTCTGCCTGCCCGCTTTCGGTTCCTGCGGCGCTGCCTGCCAGCCCAGGTTTGCCATCTGTGTTTCCATTCCGGCCTGTTCTTCGTTCGGCCTCCGCCTCATCAGCCTGTCCCAAATCGCCATGTCGTCAATCCTCCTCTATCTTCGCGTGATCCGGATAACACTCCGCCGTTATCTCCAGCCCGTCCATTGCTTGCCGGAATGCGGCCCTGGTCTTTTCCTTCCATCCCCACACCGGCCTGGCGCGGATGCGGCTCTCCCCGCTCCGCAGCGTCAGCTCCGGCCGCATGTATTTCTCATATCGCAGCATGTACTGGCCCAGCGATGTGATAATCGCGCTGATCCCGGCGCACACAATGTCCTCTCCGTAACTCCCGGCGTCCGCGTGTCCCTCCGCCGTCAGCTCCATCCGTTTCCAGTCCATGTGGATCTTCGTCATTGCTGCCTCCTGTAGAATGTTCCCAGCGGGTCCGCGCCGTACATCGGCGTGATGCTCGGGCTTTCCAGAATCGCCTTCACCTTGTACTTGTTCGCCGCGTACCTGATTTCATCGGCGATGTGGTCTTCCCCATCACTGTCCAGGTCCTCCACGATGTTCTTGTCGTGCTGCAGCGTCGGAATGGTCCGGATCGTGTCCTTGCAGTTCGTGAATATGTACATCCGCGGGCATCCGTTCTCGTCAAACTGCAGCCGGTACCGCACCTGGTCCCATCCCGGTATCCGGCTGTTGTCTCCCGGCTCAAAGCTGATCCCGTGATCGAATGCCGCGTCTGCAATCCGGAAACCGCCGTCCTCCTTGAATATCGCCGGGTCCGCCACGCCTGTGATCGTCTTTCCCTTCAGCCACGGGTGCTCCCGCTCAATCCTCGCGATCTCGCTGAACACCTTGTCTGCCGGCCACTTCAGACCCTCGTTCGGCAGGCTTTCCCCGCCGGCATGCTGCACGCCGTAAAATTCCAGTATCCGGTACATCACGCCGTCGTCATCAATCGCCCACCATCCGCAGCTGAACGGCCGGTAACTTCCCCAGTCAAAGCTCCGCATGATCGGCCAGTGCGGTCTCGGGGTAAACGGGTTGATCACATGCGTCCATCGCCGGTCATCGTAATGGTCCGGGTCGTTCACGAACTCGTTGAAGAACTGCCCCTCGTAAATGTCCCAGTCTCCGTCCAGCCAGGCTTTCCGCTTCTTCGGCGGCAGGTTCTTCAGGAACTTGATGTAATCCGGGTCCAGTTCCATCAGTACCTTGTTGTCTGTTACCTTTGCCTGCACAAAGTCGTAATCTTCCGGGTTCTCGTCGTCCTTGAATATCCGGTCAATGAAGATCCGCTTGATGTAAGCGTGCCCCTCGCCGCCCGGGTTGCAGGTGTAGTAAACCCTGTGCGGGAAGTTGTTGGCGCCGCGGCAACTGGCCGCAATGTTCTTGATCCATTCTTCCTTCAGCTGCGTTGCTTCCTCGATGAAAATCACGTCGTACTCAACGCCCTGGAAATGGTCAGCGTCACCTTCGTTGTCGTAATACTCAAAATGGATCGTTGCGCCGTTCGGGAAGTAGAATGTCCGCTCCGTCTGGTTGTAGGTTGCGATTCCTCGCAGCAGGATTTTCAGCGGGATAATGTGGTTCTTTCGCACGTCCACCAGCGTCCGCCGGACAATACAAACTTTGATTCCTTCGCTGAATGAATTCGGCTTCCCGTATCGGTTCGCCAGCAGCCACGCCTTGATCCGGACAATCCAGCTTTTTCCTCCGCCTCGTGCACCTCCGTATCCGCTGTGTTTCGCCCTCATCTTCAGGAAGCGCATCTGCTTTGGTGTCGGCTTCAGCTCGATTACTCTGTCAGCCATCCAGCGGTTCCTCCTCGTCTGTGATGATTCGGATCACTGTATCGCTCAGTTCCCTTGCCTCCGCCTTCTTCTGCCGCTGCTCGGCGTTCCACTTCTTCTTTGCAAACGTCTGGTCGATGTTCGGCACCTTGTACAGCTCCATCTGCGTCTCGGTGGCTACCTGCAGCGCTTTGGTAATGCTCTCCGCGCTCCGCAGGCTTCCGCCCCTGTCCCGCAGGTACTTCACCGGGTCCTCCGCCACCTCCGCCGCCAGCTTCTCCAGCCCGGTGATGATCAGCTCGCTCGCGTTGATCAGGCGCTCCAGGTGGTTCACGCGCGCGCGCACGATGCGTTCGCGCGTTTTCTCCTCTGTTTTTTCTGCGATTTTTCCCTTCTGGTTTTTCCAGCCTTCCTTATATGCGCGGTTCTGAATTGTTTTCACGGATAAATGGTATTTGTCCGCCAGCTCCTGCTGGGTGATTCCGCCCTTCAGCCATTCCGCGCGTATTCTGGCCCACGGTGCACCCATATTTGTCTCCTCCTCTGCCCGTATGGTGGGCGATCCCTATGGTTATTGTTTCATGTTTGCCCGAAAAATTGCAGGTACACAAAAAGCGGGCCGCTCCCACGGTCCGCTTTCGTTCGTATTCGCCCGTATTATTCTGCCGGCTTCTCCTCCAGCGCCTCTTTCCGGAACATCTCCTCCGTCTCCGCGCCGATCTTCTTCGCCGCGTCCATCAGCTTCTCCTTGATCTCCTCCGCCGTCCAGGCCCGCTCGTAGCTCATCAGGTGATAGGTCACGTTGTACCGGAAGCCCTTCTCGCCGTCCTCGTCCTTCACCCGCTGCTCGCCCAGGTTGAAGAACAGGCTGCCCTTCACAAACGGGATCGGCGGCTTCCGGTTCACCAGCTCGTTCAGGTCCTCCATCGCCTGCAGGCAGCAC